TAAAGAATGTTTTGATAAGTTAATAGTAGGACATAGAGTTACTTCACCAATGTTATTAGGAATACGTTCTGGTGATGGTGGACTAGGTAACAATGCAGATGAAATAAAGACTGCTACATTATTATTTGATAACATAGTTATTAAACCATACCAATTAGAAATAATAGACGCTTTAGATGAAATACTAGCTGTTAATGGTATATCATTAAAATTATATTTTAAAACAATACAGCCTTTAGAATTTGTTGATATTGAAGGAATGAACAAAGAAACAACAGAAGAAGAAACAGGTGTTAAAATGTCAAGTGACAGTATTGCTGATTTATTAATTGATAAAGGAGAAGAATTAAGCGATGAATGGTTTTTAATTGATGAAACTGAAGTTGATTATGATACTGAAGAAGAATTAGATTCTGAAATAAATACTTTAAATAATAAAAAGAAAAGCACACTATCTAAAATGTGGAAATTTATAACTTCTACAGGTACTGCAAGACCTAACATTAAAAGTCCTGAACAAGATGCTGTTGTAGATGGTATTCAGTTTATTACAAGATATGTTTATAGTGGTGATTTATCAGGTGAACGTGAATTCTGTAAAAAGATGTTACGTTCTGACAAAGTATATCGTAAAGAAGATATTATAGCTATGGAAACACAAGTAGTAAATTCAGGTTTTGGAGTTAAAGGTGCTGATTCATATTCTATTTGGTTATACAAAGGTGGGGCAAGATGCAATCACAAATGGTTAAGAAGAACCTATGCTAACTTTGATGGCATTAAAATTGACCCTACAAATCCAAACGCAAAAGCTATTAGTTCTGCTACAGCTGAAAAATACGGATATAGAATACGTAATGACAAAGAAGTTTCTATGAAACCAAGTGATATGCCTACAAAAGGATACACTCAAGAATATTGGGATAAAATGGGATATACAAATTAATAACAAATGGCAAAAGCACTATTTATAACAACAAACGATTTAGTTAAATACACTATTTTAAATGGCAATGTAGACCCTGATACATATACACAATATATATTTCAAGCTCAACAAGTACATATTCAAAATTTTTTAGGTACTAAATTATACAATAAGATTAATGATGGAATTGTAGCAGGTAATTTAGCTGCACCATATACAACGCTTTTAAGCGACTATATTAAAATGATGGTAGTACATTGGACTATGGTAGAGTTTTTACCTTATGCATCTATTAAAATAAGCGAGAAAGGCGTATTTAAACATAATTCTGAAAATAGTACTGCAGTTGATAAAACAGAAATAGATTCATTAGTTGCTTTAACAAGAGATACAGCACAAAGCTATACAAATCGTTTTATTGATTATATGAGTTTTAACCAAGTTTCTTTTCCTGAATACAATACAAATTCAAATGCTGATGTATATCCAGACAAAGACGCAAATTTTTCAGGATGGGTGCTATAAAAGAAACATATAAACCGAAAGAAACTAATGTTAAAAAATTAGAAATCTTTTTAAATAAACTACAAAAAAATAATAAGATATGAGTTTAAATTTCTCACATATAAAAGGCGATACATTTGAAGCTGTTAATTTTGCAGTAATTAAAAATGCGGTTGTTTTAAATTTAACAGGTGCTGTTATTAAAATGCAATTAAAAAAAGAATGTAACGGTGTGCCTATTTTATCTTTTACTTCTGTTGCTTCTGCAGGAATTACAATTACAAATGCTGCTGGTGGTTTATTTAAAATAAACAAACAAATAATTAATATACCTGAATATAATTATTTATATGATATTGAAATAACTTTTTCTGATGGAACTGTTAAAACTTGGGTTGAAGGAAATTTTACTATTAATTGTGATATAACAAGATAAAATGGCAAACGATATAATTGATGTTAATGTTTATGAAACTACTGAAACAGTTGCAATAACAGTACAACCTAATTTAACTACTATTAATGTAAATTCTGTAACAGGTGGTGGCGGTGCAAATTTAACAACTACTCAAACTGCAAGTAATTTTACTATTAATAGTGATACAGGAACTGATGCTGATGTGCCTTTAGGAAATGGTACTTTAGCAGGTGCAACTTTAAATGATTATACAACTGCTGAAAAAAATAAATTATCAGGAATTGCTACAGGGGCAGAAGTAAACGTAAATGCTGATTGGAATTCTGTTAGTGGTGATTCGCAAATATTAAACAAGCCTACAATACCAACACAAACAAGTCAATTAACTAATAACGGTGCAGACGGTACAAATCCATTTATAACTGCTTTAGATATACCTGTAGGCAGTCAAGCAAGTTCATTAGTTCGTGAAGTAAAAAATATGACTGGTGCAACTTTAACAAAAGGTACAGTAGTTTATATTAGTGGAGCAAATGGAAACAAAGCATTAGTTTCAAAAGCACTTGCTACAACAGATGAATTAAGTTCTAGAACATTTGGATTGTTACAATCTAATATTTCAAATAATGGGTTAGGAAATTGTGTTATAATTGGTGATTTAAGTGGATTAGATACTTCAGCTTTTACAGAAGGAGTGCAATTATATTTAAGTGGAGTAACTGCTGGAACATATACATCAACAAAAACATTAGCACCTACACATTTAGTTTATGTAGGTAAAGTAACACGTTCACATCCTACATTAGGACAAATTGAAGTTGGAATACAAAACGGTTATGAACTATCAGAAATACACGATGTAGCGATTTCTAGCGTTGCTAATAATCAATTATTAAGTTATGATAGTGTAACTTCACTTTGGAAAAATAAAAGCGTTACAACAGCTGATATTGCAGATTCAGTTAATAAAAGATACCAAACAGACAATCAACAAAGTTTTAACGATGCAACTAGTTCAATTCAAACTCAAATAAATTCAAAAGCAAATGATAATTCAGTAGTAAAATTAACTGGAAATCAAACAATAACTGGTCTTAAAATATTTCAAGATATTACAAATTTTTCAAACCCTTCATCACCTACAAGAGGAGTTGAATTGTCAGATACTTATTTAAAATTTTATAATGGTGCTGCCGGTGAAACTTTTGGTAAAATATTATGTGATAATATTACAGATGTCCAAGAATATCAACTACCTGATGCGAGTGGAACTTTAGCTTTAACAAGTCAAATAACTTCAAATGGAGTTGGAAGAATTTTAAATGAATTCCCAGCATTTGCAGTAACTGGAACAGTATCAGAAACTTTTTACAATTCACCTACTGCAATTACACCTTTTATATTTTCGCCAAATACATTTCCCGCAACTTGTATACCTAACATAAAATTAAAATTTAGTAAAACTGGAAGTGGAGGTACTTCTACTGTTAGATTAAAAGTAAATACTACTAACACTACAGTAGGTGCTGTAACAATAGCAACTTTTATTATGACAGCAACATCAGTTACTGCAGTTGTAAATAGAAATCCATTAATTAAAAGTAACCTTTTATCAATTATTATTGCCACAAGTAGTTTACAATCAGACGAATCTTCAACTTCAATTACTGAAACAAGTACTGCCTTTAATACATCCAGCAATATGTATTTATTCGTATCAATACAACAAACTGCAACGACAGATACTACAACTTTTCAATCTATAAAAATAACAAACTAATGGAACAAATTTATACAATAGTAGACAAAACTGGAAAGGAATTATATGCGGTTATGCATATTTCAAATTTAAATGAAAACGAAATTGCAATCAAGGAATTAAGAACAGAAGAAATGGATAACCCATATTTTGATTTTCAAACAAGAACTTTTTATAATAAAATAGATGAGTAGACAACAATTTGATACAATTTTAAATAAGTTAATTAGCAGAAAATTATTAGTTTTTGCAATAGCCTGTATAGGGTTGTTTAATCAAACATTAACTTCATCTGATTGGGTTGTTATTGCTACAGCTTACATAGGAATTGAAGGATTTACAAATATAGTTACACAATTAAAAAAATGATTAACAAGATTTTAGATTTAAGGCAATCACTATTAACAGGAACTTATTTTATGGTTACATTTGCTAATGTTGATGTTGTAATGAAAGTTATTGCTTTTGTAATAGCTACAGGATATACTGCAAGAAGATGGTATTTAATGGAAAAAAATAAAGAAAATAATGCAGGATAATTTAACTATAGATAG